TTTTGTCCCTCAAAGATATTAACGGTAAAAAGCCAGAATTGTTTTTAGTAACCACTAACCGAACGGGTGGTAAAACAACCTGGTTTAACCGCTACTTCGTTAAAAAATTTAAAGCTGGTCAAGGAAAATTTTGTTTGATTTATAGATTCAATTATGAATTGTCTGACGTGGCTGAAAAGTTTTTCAAGGATATTCATGGGTTGTTTTATCCAGATGATACTATGACTAGTAAGCCCATGGCAAAAGGAATATTCCATGAATTGTTTTTGAATGATGAACCATGCGGATACGCTATCGCGCTTAACAACGCGGATGCGATAAAGAAATATAGCCACCTATTTAATGATGTGGAACGAATGCTAATGGATGAATTTCAGAGTGAGACAGGCAAATATTGCTCAGATGAAATTCGGAAACTGCTTTCAGTTCACACCAGTATAGCCCGTGGTAATGGTAAACAGATTCGCTATGTGCCGGTCTACATGTGCGGTAACACGGTTAGTTTGCTTAACCCGTATTATTCGGCTCTGGGGATTTCTACTAGGCTGAAACGAGATACAAATTTTCTTAAGGGTGACGGCTATGTGCTGGAACAGGGTTTCATACAGTCTGCGTCTGACGCACAATTAGAATCAGGTTTTAACAGGGCTTTCGCGTCCAGCGACTATGTGGCTTACGCTTCTCAAAATGTTTATCTTAACGATAATTATTCCTTCATTGAGCAACCGGAGGGTCGTGGCAGATACCTGTACACAGTCAAATATCTTAACAAACACTATGCGATTTATGACTATGAGACTTTAGGAATTATGTACGTGACTGATAAATATGATGCTTCATATCCAACTAAGCTTTCACTCACAACTGATGACCATAGTATTAATTACGTCATGTTGGCTAAAAACGCTTTAATCATTAATAATTTTAGAATGTTGTTTAATAAGGGCTGTTTCAGATTCAAGAATTTGGAAAGTAAACAAATGGTTATACAGATGCTATCATATTAATATTTCCGTGAGTTATGGAGAGAGGAATAGCATATGGATTTTTATAATTGCCCTTATGTCATAGTTATCCCATTTCGCAACGGGAATGAGTATGATGAGGATTATAGATGTAATGCAACTGGAGAATATTGCCAATGTTGCCAGTGTAAATTAACAGATGAGGAATGTGAACAGCTAATTAAAATTTTATAGGTATCACCGTGGGTTATGTAGCATTGAACGCTGGTGGAATCCACACTGTAAAAGGTGCCGCTGGGTTAAATGGTAATTGGAATGCCCCTTGTTACACCCCACGTAATGATATAAAAAGAGAGGATATTGTATCCTCTCTTTTATTAATGCTTAATTATTTGCGCAAATAATTAAAACCATTCATCATATTTTATCCCACATACTACTATTATCAACAATAACCAAAGTGGCATCTTTAATCCTCCTTAATTTTCTTATGAACCTTAGGTCGCATGTCGTATCCTTTCTTTACAAGCAATACACCTCCTGGCATTCTGACCGGTTTTAATCCCTCCTTTAACTTTAAGCCTTCTCTAAACTCCTCGATTGTGTGTTCTTTGATAAATTCTTGCTTCGCGTCCTCTGACATTCCAGCACACCTAATTTGATAATAAGGTTCTACTGGTTCCCCGTCATTATGAGTGACATGCTCAATATACGTTTTCTGCCTAACAAAAACTGCTTTGTCCCAATAACTCTCGAGTTTCCATGCGCAGAAATTTGTAGGATGAATCTTAATTCCCTTCGCGTCCTCAGGATTCCCGCTACAATGAATGGAATCCGTATCGCAATAAATGAAACCGTCCCTATCCGGTCCTTGATAATTAGCTTGTGCTGCATTGATTACAAACCTCCTTGCGTATGATGTGATTGCTGAACCTATCGCTATGTATCCTGGTTTCTTTTCGTGCTCTTCCACCAATTCAAAACCCAACACGTTTTTCTTGTTGATGTAGGGCACTTTATAACTAGATAAATCATTTGCGGAGAATTTTCCATAGAGATTATTAAGGTATAGCTTTGCAAGTTCCCGTTCTGCTCCTTGTGATGATTCCTTAATATTCTTATATTTGTACATGTATTCATCAAATAGTCCTATCTCCGTTCTAAACCAACATCCATCTAATATTTCTAAATCATAAACATCATAATGCTGTAAAAATAACTCATAGTCTACACAGGTCATTGTCATGGTTACTTGTGTATCATATAGCTTGCCTTTACGCATGTAATAGCGTTTGTAAGTTCCTGATGAATAATCATAGATATCAGATGTTGTTAAATAATCAGTTCCATTATACAGGAAGCTACCCTTTATCTGCACTGTAGGAAGCATCCCCTCTTTTATCTTAAAACGACATTTAATTCTAACAAAATAATAACTTTGGTCTGGTAAGTCAGGAATATCACCCTGCCAAAATTTGGGCATTCCTACAGGGTATCGGTTACCTGATTCAGATGACATGTTTGATGGATATGAACTGTTAATGTCTGCTGTCCAACCGCGCGTGTACTTTCTATTCTCTTTGCCCTTGACCAGATAACAATATCCACCTCTGTAACTGTGTCTGATGTATCTATCTGCATTACATTCGCCGTATATTTCTTCATCTATTTGCACCTCTGTTAAGTCAGGAAAGAAATTTTTATAGTCTATTTTGTCGTAAGTAGACTTAAACTCCTCTAAGCAACATGAACCTATGGTAAGTTTCTGATGTCCACGTTCAAACATTATCTCAAGGGCTTCCTTGACTACTAGCACATCATTGCGTATGTACTCCTTTTCCTCATCTGTTATCACACAACCCGCATAACGAAAACCTTCGTACTCCATATCAAGCTTTTTGTGCTTTGTCTGGAATCCCTTGCCAATCTTTTTCACAGAAAATGGTAATAGTTTCAACGAATCCCTAAATTCTATAATCATATTGTGCATCTTAACTGTTATGGAATACCATGCACCCCGGTCACTGATTGCGCACTTAAACTGCTTGTTGTACATTTTACCTTCGGCTACTCTATTCCAGGCATAAACATTACGCAAAAGATAGTCTAGGATAAAGTTACCGTCAAACTTTAGGTTATGAAAATAACATACTATATTGGTCTTTTGTGCAAAAATGTATGATAAAAAATCAGGTAGAGAATGTAGTATCTCAACGTTATCATCCCACAACTTTACAACTGCCGCCGCCCATACTTCTGTATACTCTTGACCTTCGTAGACCGTTGTCTCAAAGTCTGCCATATAGTATTCATAGTTTCGTGTACGCACATTCTGTTATTCCCCTTCTGCCCAATCCTCCAATTGCTCTAACTCCTCAAAGAGTTCCTCACGTGATTCTGAATTTATAGCCATAAGGTCTGTCATTGCCGATAGTTTTCCCACTAATAGCTCAGTATCTGACACGCACTCCCAACCGGGAAACATGCCTTTCGATTTCGCTTCCTCTAACATCTCAGCCATTTCTTCCTCTCCGTATTTTGCTATAGAGCTGTTATACCATCTGGTTATGTAATTAAAAAGCTTCTCGTTACACCCAAATATTTCTGTCATCTCCATAGTAAATACTATAAGTATGTTCTTCTCATATATGCCGTAATCTGGTTCTGACGGGGCTACCGGCGTTGGGGGATGGCGTTGAACTTTCCGTTTTGGTTTTTTCCTTCTGGAACGTTCTAGTTCTCGCCCTTCCTTTGATGTTAAAATTTCACCTGTTTCAATATCAATGAATCTGGATTCTTCGTACAGCTTTTCGGTGGTTAGCTTCTTAAGTCTACGCACACTAGCTTCGGTGATTTTCTTTGGGATTTTAGGGAGTAATTCTGGTACGTCATACCCCCTCTTTGTCATACGATTAATCTGACGCTGTATCCTTTGTCTTTCTTTACGATATGCCTGTATTACGCCATCTGGTTGCCTGTTCTGCGCCTCTGTTAACTTAGATTTTCTCTTAACCATAAGCGTTCCTTTCTGTATAAGAAAGGGGCATATGCCCCAATCTTTATACATATGCTAAATTGCTAAACAGCAATCTACATAGTCCTTATTTGCTTTAGTCACGCCGGACCTTTTCTTGATGGAAAATAGTTCATCCTCAAAGAGTTCTGCCATCTGCGTGAAGCTTCGCTTAAATGTTGCTGACTGACACGTCCAGACTGTTCCATCTTCTCCTAACACTGAAAGCAGTTCGTGATTCTCTCCCTTGTGGTCAACATCTTCGTAAAGAAGATAGCCGCTTACCTGAAGTGTTGTGCCGTCTGGAACATCCTTTACGCTGACTGCTCCCTGGTCCTGTGTCATCTTGTATACTTCTACCTTGTTAAACTCTCTGCTCGCTTTAATGATTGTCATGATTTAATCTCCTTTTCTTGTTTGGTTTACCGGGTTCGGGTTAGTTTGCTTTCTTCTGTTGGGATACAGGACGTTCTACCTCATGTGCAAGTTCAATAAATTTTGATAATTCCAGGCCGTACACCTTCTCATCCTGGGTTAAGTCTACAACCAAAGCTGGAACAAATTCTGGTTCTGTGTTCTGCTTGATTGCTAGCTTAAGGGCTTTGGCCTGGTCGGTAATTGCACCCGGTACAAAATAAGTTCTGTTTTCGGTTTCTCCGATTGTTGCGTTTACACCTAATACGGTTACCTTTGTTGTTACGATTGTTCTTGTGATTAACTGCTCTTTCATGTCTTGTTCTCCTTTCGATTTTTGATTTGACATTTTATTCATGGTGCTAGGGTTAATAGTTACTGTATGTAAACCGGATTTTGTAAATTTCAGCGTACTGTGGGTTACTTTGAATTTTTTAGTTTAGTTTTCCGGTTTGCAACGGGTATAAATGTGAGGGATAGCAGTTCTGTTTCTCCTAACATTAACTTAGTATCAATCGATTGAATGGATAGGGGTGATAATTCTGAAAACTCCGCTATCATAATGCAGCTAGTAGACTTAAATGCGAACTTCACGAATGGCGATGTTCCTTGTGTTAGCCGCTCAACTTCACTAGCTTCACTAAATACAAATTGCTCATACATTTCTCTTAGCACTGCTTCACCTCCTAACTTGATGGTGTTGTATTTCCATCTATTAATATCATAACATGTAAATGTAAACAAAGTATGAACAAATTCTTAATATTTGTTCTCGTTGTTTATTTGGTCTGTGAGAGATATTAAAACATCTAAATCCTCACACCTCCGCACCAGCTTGGGGTCTAGGGTGTAATACATGGTGCCGTGCTCTCTGTGGATGGTTGTAGTGAATAAATAAAAATAGTTTTTTCCGCTACAGGTAAAAAGTCTGTGTGAATCGAAACGCACTTCTAATAAAAATTGCTGAAAGATAATCACCATTAAATCATTGCTTAGATAGTGTGGGTTTTTGTCGGCGTATGGGTATAATATCATGATTCTACCTCCTTGTGTTGTGAGAAACAAACGGGCGCGCGTAATACTACCCAGTTTGACGTAAATACTACCTCGTAGTCTGAATACATAATTAATGATTTATAAGCCGTGAGTTTTTCGGTCTTATTAGACGCAATTACGTTAATCTTTAATACTGTTGTCTTTTCCCAATCATTGTTCGTTAAATACAAATCACTGAATGTCATGTTATTCCTCCTCTGGCTCACTTACGCGTACGCAGTCTCCGTTGATAAAGCTAACTATGTAATCTCCATATCTCCGTCCAGCGTCGCTCTCTCACATCTTTTTTACTTTGTT